CCATTCAGACATCCTTTCTGGGCTTTGAAAATCCTCATTACTCGGAATATGAGCAGAAATACTTTTCTTTAACGCGCTGCCAAAGTTTTTTACGTTTGGGTAAGCATCCTTTAATTGCGAATAGTCGCTTATAGCGTCATTTGCGGATTTTTTGAAGCGCTCAAACAGTGTCGTCATAAATCAACGACCACTATAAATATTAAATCTTGTACCGGCATTAGGGCCTAATATTGCCTGATCTGCTGTGGTTGTAATTGGGCGATAATTTACACGCTTAACCGCTGCTTTTGCGGCTGTTGCCATCCTTATTACATCTTCCCCGGCTGTCGTCTGGTATTCTGGCGCAAGCGCTACAGCAAGCATTGTTTTAAGCATTTGCTTATAGCCAGGAGGAAGGCTTATTGATGTGTACAGAGTAGCAAATTGCGCCAACTGTTTTCGTGAGTAAAAAGTGACCGTGTTTGCTGATGGCGAGATAGGCCACAAATACACATTAGCAAGTGGGTATTGCTCTTCGATGTATGCGTATTGCGTGTAATTGGTGTTTAACGTCTTGAGCTTTATAGCCACCCAGTCGTCATACTGCATGATCTTTACCGGCCAATCTGTACCGGATACGTTTATCGTGCATTGATCGACCCGCAAAGGTCTTTCGCTGTTGAAATTTCCAGTAAGCCCCCAGGTATGAATAGCTTGGTTTGGCGTTAGCGTGAAAGTTTCTTTAACTTCGTAAGGGATGATAAACGACTCAAGGCTCAATGTCTCAACAATCAAGTTAAGCGTATCTAGCCCGTCATTTGCTTCGTCGGCTGTGATAACAGTGTCGGACGAATAAACCTGCAATAATTTTAAAGCCCCTTTGATAAGGTCTTGTGCCGTTGTTACAGACATTTACTCGCCCTACTTGTTAAATTTAACCGCGTATGTAATTACCCAAAATTGCCAATGACCACACCCCGGCTGCTGGTGGAGTAATTGGATTCATCGTGGTGTTTTTCCAGGTAATAATCACCGCATCATTTGTGGTGCAGACAATAGAGATAAGCGCTAAACCTTGCGGTACCGTTATAGCGTCCCGGGGAGTCATAGCGAATCTTTTATCTGTCGTTCTTACACCTGTCACCGTCACCGTATCGCTAAATGGTGATGCTTCTGATGTAACCGTGCCGCCAGCTATAACAGTGCCACCATTTATTTGATAAGTATTAGATGCAAGCGTAGTTATAGGCAATTCGCCAGTTCTGTTTAGTACATTATTTGAAGTTGGCATGGCTTAACCCCCTATCCTGCAAGCTAGCTCTGGGTAAATCGTCTTAACCCCGAATAGGCAATCAATACGACAAGGAAGTTGGTTTGAATTAATATCATATTGTTGAACAATTCGCATACTGATACCGTCATGAACCTCCCGGCCTGCGAAATGCACGCCTTGAGGCAATACTAAATCGGCGGAAGCTAATGCAAACGCTCCTTTATTAAATGCCAGTCCTTGTGACTGTGCTGCTCCGCCAACCGCGCCTGTGTGCCATGTAACAGTGCCCGCACCTGTTGACGCTGTACCTGTGCAAGTAGCAAATTGACCGCTTGTGATATAAGCCGGATAACATGGAATGTTGACAGTAGCCGCGCTCAATTGCGTATCGGCTGTTACTACAAATTGCATCAACCGACCAGTTGAAGCTCTTGACTGTGGATTGATAGCGTAAACACCGGCAACGCTGAATACATCGCCTTGTTTAAGAATCGCAGTCGGGCCCGAACCGGTACAAACTATAGCAAAATATGTTTGTCCCTGAGCCGGAACCGCGCTATTGTTTGTTGCCGTGCCAGATCCAAGCGGTGTGAATTGTTGCATGTTTGCATCAACCGCCCAGTCAAATCCCAAAGTATTTGTGGCAAAACCGGCATCTTCAAAAATCTTGCTGATCTTTGTCGAAGGGTTGAACAGGCTTGTCATCACTGTTGCTTGTGAAACTTGCGACATTGGATCAACAACAATCGCTCTCTGGGATGTTGGGACGCCCGTTTCTGTAAGGATAGCGCCGGCCGTCATGACTTGACCTTGTACACCGGCCAAAGTTTGCGAACCGCCGTTTAAAGCGCCAGCCGTCCCGTAACTGGATGAAGACGCCCCGTGATTAACTAAACGGAACACATCCTTATATAAACCAGCAAGAGCATAATCAATCTTATTTGCAACGGTATCAAGAGCAGGCTCTAGGAATCGTTCCGCAAAGTCGTCGATGTTTAGCGTTAAATCAGTAGTGCTAAAAGAAATGTCACAACCGGCTAACGTGTCAAGCGTCAAAGGCACAAAACTTTCTTGTGATCCTTCAACCTGTAATGCTTCGCCAGTACGCCCCAAATAACGTGGTGGCTTTCTTAGGTTAATTGTTGCACCGATCTTGGCCCCTGCAACAGCGAATTTATCATCATATTCTCGCGTTACATTCTGAGCCATTACCAGCTTGTTCTTTAGGCGAATTAACGCCTCTTTTGTTATCACCGAACTGGTGAGGGTTGTATTTGATGGCATAAAATTACCTTTTGTTAGGTCACTTATCAAACCGCATCTGCGGTCACTTATCTGTTTTCTTAACTACATTTTGTATTACTTTCTGACCACAAAAAAAAAGCTTTCCATCTGTCAAAACATATCTACGCGGCTTTCTTATATAAAGCTGATTATTCTTTTTTATAAAAAAGTCTGTATTCATTTGTTTTTTTGAGATTTCCTATACGCCGCATATTCGGCCATAGTCATTTTCTCCGGGTCTTTTGTGCTTTTAGATGCTGCGGCCTTTAGTGGCTCTAACGGTGCAGGTGCGTTTGATATGTGCGCCTTTGGTGGCGTTTTATTGCTGCTATTCATTTGCGCTTCAATCTTACCGATGTAACGGGCTGCTTGAGCGAGAGACATATTTGAAAGCTTATCTAAATCATCCGTATTTTTACCTAGATAATAGGCAAGCTCTATTGGATTGTCAGTTTCCATAAGTAAATCATTAAATGCAGGCACGCTGGACAATGGATGATCTTTAAAGTCACCGATTGCTTCGTCATAGTCGTCATGTGCCTTTTGAGATTCGACCGCCAGTGCTGTAATAGCCCGTTCTTTTTCTTTATTAGAAACGCTTTTTTTGTAATTGTCAACAGCAACTTTTGCTTTAAAGTCTGCAACCGCTTCTTGATAGTCTGGGTCATACTTTCCGGCAGGAAACTGCTCAGGATCTGGCGCGCCATTTTGCAATGTTTTAATTTGCGGCGTCTTTGCGTTTTGCAGCTCACTTTCCAACGCTTCTATGCGCCGCTTAAGTTCGTTTTTCTCCCATGTTTCTTTCGCTATGCGCTTTTGTACGCGCCTGCTGTACTCTTCCTTCTCTAGTTCTTCTGCCGTTTTTTCTGGCTCCTGCGTTTCATTTATGGCTTCTTCATTTGTTACGTCTTCATTTATGGCTTCTTCAGTCATTATTGCGCCTCCGGTGGCGTAATTGGTTGCGGCATAGGTTGTGCCGTTTGTTGCGGGATTTCTATTTGTTGATTAGCCTCTATTTCCTCGTCGTCGTCGTCCATATCTTCAAGCTCACCGTCGTTTGGCTCACTTAATGTTTGCGTCAAGCTATCCATAGCTATCTTGTGATAAAGTCCTGTGCTTTCCATCGCTATTTTGTGCTCAACTTCCATTCGTTTAGTTTGTGCGTTAAATCGTTCTATTTCAAGCTTTTCTTCATCGCTTTCAATTCTTGATTGCGCATCTTGTAATGCTTGTGACAAATGCTGCATCTGGTCGGCCATTTCATTCATTTTTTGAACCGCTTCCGGATCTTCACCGCCTTCTTTTCCATCGTCATCGACAACGGCCTTAATTTCTGGCGGTAATGCTGCTTTTAATCTTTTTGCTATTTCTTCAGCGCCCGGCCAATCCATATTTCTTACAATAATATCTCCGGCAATTTGCATCAATGGCGGGTAAGATTGAGCCATGCTCATTTGTGACTCTACCGCTTCCTGGCGTTTAGTTGCAAAGCTTGGCCCGACATCAGAAACAACGTCATATTTGCCTTTGTTAAAGTTGTAAACTTCGGTAACTTCCCCGTCTTT